CTTTTACAAGCAGATTCTCGGAGAAATCAAGATCCCCTCGCGCCTCAACCCGCGCAAGCGCGAGTGGAAGCAGCGCACCGACCGCCGCAACGAAGCACTGGACTGCACCGTCTATGCAGTGTGGCTGTGCCGTGCGCTCGGGCTGAATACCCGCAAGCCGGCCTGGTGGGACATCAAGGAGGCCGCGGTACGCCAGCGCAGCCTGATCGAGCCCGCCGAGGGCAATTTATTGGCCTCGAAACCGCCAGAAAAGCAGGCGGAACCGGCGCCGGCCGCCGCGCAGGCGCCGGACGACAAAGCCGCCACGCCTGCCAAGCCGACGCTAGTCCCGCCGCGGCCAGTGAAATCCTCATGGATAAACAGTTGGAGATGAGATGAGCCGCTTCCTGTCCGACCTGCGCGAACTGGTCGATGCGCTGGATCTGGCGCCGCGCGAGTCGCGTTACTTCGTGGCAAAGCAGTTTTTCATTGGCCGCTATGGCGGCGGGCCCCTGCCGTATGTGCCGACGCGCGATTCCGATGGCGCCTCCGCGGTGAAGGAGATCATTTCGACCGGGGTATCTCGGCGCACTGCCTACCGCCGGCTATTCGGCCGGTAGAAATGGCACGTTTCCATCTGGATTGTGCCACCCGATCGGGGAATCATGCGCCGCTATGGCGGCGGCAATCCCCACGAGCGAACCGACAACACTCCGCGCAGGCGATACATGGTCGTGGCTGCGCTCGCTGGCCGATTACCCCGCCACCTCCTGGACGCTCGCCTATACGCTGATCAACGCGGCCGGCAAGATCAGCATCACCGCCGCCGCTTCCGGATCTGACCACCTGGTGACGGTAGCCGCGGACACCACCGCGGCTTACGCGCCCGGCACCTACCGCGTTTCTATGCGCGCCACATCTGGCAGCGAGGCGTACTCGTCGGCGCTGCCGGACATCGAGGTGCTGCCGAACCTGGCGGCGCAGGACTCCTACGACGACCGCTCGCACGCCGTGAAGATGGTCGAGGCGATCGAATCGGCACTGGAGGGCAAGGCCACCGGAAGTCAGATCGACATGATCGAGACAACGATCGGCGACCGAGCCATAACCCGCAAGCCCGAGCTTCTGAAAGAGTGGCGCGACACCTACCGCGCCGAGGCCGCCGACGAGGCACGCAAGGCGCTGATAGCGGCTGGCAAATCGGCGCACCGCGCCGTCCTGTTCCGTTTCTAGGCGATGGGAAGCCCCGACTTCTTCCGTCTGCGCGCCTTCCAGGCCGCCGCGACCTCGCGCCTGACCGAGTCGCTCGCCTACGAGACCGAGATGGTCAACCGGACGCTGCGCTACCAGCTCCGGATGCTGCGCGCGCGCGCCCGCCAGGCCTGCCAGAACAACGCCTACGCCAAGCGCTGGGCCGCGATGGTCGCGGCGAACGTCGCGGGCCCGACGCCGTTCAAGCTGCAGGCAAAGGCCAAGTTCGCCAACGGCCGGCTGGATACCACGGCCAATGCCCGGCTGGAGGAAGCATGGCGCGAGTGGGGGCGGCGCGGCAACTGCGAGATTTCCGGCCGCTGGTCGCTGGCGCAGGTGCTGCGCACCATCGTGCGCACCCTGGCCGTCGATGGCGAGGCGCTGGTGCGGATGCGCACCGGCAAGGGACCGCTGGGACTGGCGCTGGAGCTAATCGACGTGGATCGGCTGGACGAACAGCACAACGTCGAGCTTCCCGGCGGCGGCGCGATCGTCATGTCAGTCGAACTGGACGCCGACGGCCGCATCGTCGCCTACCACCTGCTGAACCGCCGGCCAGCGCAACTGATGCACGGCACCGATGCGCCGAAAGAGCGCGTGCGCGTCCCCGCTGAGCAGATGCTGCACCTGTTTATCCCGGATTCGGCCGAGCAGGTGCGCGGCGTGCCGTGGCTGTACGCGGCGCTGCTGAACCTGGTTCATCTGGGCGCCTTCGAGGAGGCCGCGGTGATCGCGGCGCGCGTCGGCGCCAGCCAGATGGGATTCCTTGAGACGCCGGACGGCGAGCCTCCTGGCATCGGCGCGGCGCAGGACGCCAACGGCAATCCGCTGATTGACGCCGAACCGGGCGCGTTCCCGGTGCTTCCGGCCGGCATGAAGCTCGCCGGCTGGAACCCGAAGTACCCCGATGCCGCGGTCGAGCCCTTCCTGCGCGCCTGCCTGCGCGGGGTGGCCGCCGGCCTGGACGTGGCCTATCACAACCTGACCGGCGACATGACGCAGGTGAATTACTCGTCCGCCCGCATCGCCGAGCTGGACGAGCGCGACATGTGGACCACCGTCCAGGGCTTCGTGATCGAGCACCTGATGGAGCCGCTGTTTTTGCGCTGGCTGGACGTGGCGCGCCTGACCAACCGCCTGCCGGCGGAAACCGGCCGGCTGTCGCGGCCTGGCGCCGTGCAGTTCCAGGGCCGGCGCTGGGCCTGGGTAGATCCACAGAAAGAGGTCGAGGCGTCCGTGATCGCCATCGAAAACGGCCTCAAATCGCGCACCCGCGTGGCCGCCGAGCAGGGCGAAGACCTGGAAGACATCCTGGACGAGATCGCCGCCGAGCAGCAGATGGCCGCGGACAAGGGCGTGAGGATCGGACCAGCCGCACCGGCCGAGCCGGAACCGGAAGAACCGGAAGAGCCGGAAGAACCCGAGGAAGCGGAAGAACCCGAGGAAGCCGAAGATGAGTGAAGAGCGCAAGGACATCCCGCTGCAGACGCGCCTGGCCGCGCTGCAAACCGTCGATGCGCAGGCGCGCACCGCAGAACTGGTGTGGAGCACTGGCGCTCCGGTTGAGCGCTTCGACTGGTGGACCGGGGATCGCTACGTCGAAGAGCTGTCGATGGATCCGGCGCACATCGACATGACGCGGCTCGCCTCCGGGGCGCCGCTGCTGAACACGCACAACCGCTACGACGTATCCGACGTGATCGGCGTCGTCGAATCGGCGACCGTCTCAGGCGGCGAAGGCCGCGCCACGGTGCGCTTCTCCGCACGGGAAGACGTGGCGCCGATCCTGCAGGACGTGCGCGACGGGATCATCCGCAACGTCTCCGTCGGCTACAAGGTTAATCAGTACGAGGTTTCCAAGCGCAAGGGCGAGCCGGACCTGTGGCGCGCGGTCGATTGGGAGCCAATGGAAATCAGCCTCGTGCCTGTCGGCGCCGATCCGCGCGCCGGAGTGCGCGCGCACGGTTCCGAGCTGGGGCGGACTTACCCCTGCGCATTCGTCAGGTCGGCCGACGCCGAACTACCTTTTCATAAGGAGCGTTCCATGTCTGAAAAAGACAGCACTTCGGCGGCGTCCGAAAACACCGCCACCCAGGAAGCCGTGACCCGCGCGGCACAAGAGGCCACCGCCGCCGAGCGCAAGCGCACAGCCGAGCTGCTGCGCTTCGGCCGCGATTTTGGCCATATGACCGGCGTGACCGAGGCCGTCGCGCGCGCCATCGAAAACCCCGCCGCCACGCTCGACACGGTGCGCGCCGAGGCCCTCGACGCCATGCGCAGGGCCGAGGGGCCGACGGTCGCCAAACCGCAGATTCCCGAGACCGGCCCGACGCACTACGGCATGGCCGCCCGCGAGATGCTGCACTCCGGCAGCCTGCGCGCCTTCCGCGGCGCCGGTGCCCGCTTGGGCGGCAGCATGTCGGATGAGCAGGTCGCCTACCGCGCCGGCCAGTGGGTGCGCGCCGCGCTGTTCGGTGACCCGCAATCGGCCCGCTGGTGCCGCGATGCCGGCGTCGAGCTGCGCCAGGGCGCACCCGACATGCTCGGCTTCAACGTGCAGCAGCGCGACCTGATCGAGAGCAGCTTCAGCGCCGCCGGCTACCTGGTGCCGGTCGAGATGGAAGCCGCGATCATCCAGAACCGCGAGCAGTACGGCATCGCCCGCACCATCTGCCGCGTGGTGCCGATGACCGCCACCTCGATCCAGATCCCGCGCGCCACCGCAGACATGACGGCGTACTTCACCGGCGGCGAGGGCAACGACGGCACCGCCTCGGACCCGACCGGCGACCAGGTGACGCTGACGTTGAAGGATTTGATGGCTTACACCAAGATCGGCAAGAGCACGGCGCAGAGCACCATTGTCGGCCTGGCCGAGATGGTCGCCGACGAGCAGGCGCGCGCCTTCGCTGTGAAGGAGGATGCCTGTTTGACCGTGGGCGACGGCACCAGCACCTACGGCAATATCCGCGGCTGCGTCACGCTGCTGGAGCTGGCCGCGTTTGCCGGCGGCCGGGCGACCACCGCCAGCGGCCACGACACCTTCCCGGAGATCGACGCCACCGACGTGGCCAAGGCGGTCGGCAAGCTGCCCGTCTATGCCCGCGCCGGGGCGAACTGGCTGTGCTCCGGCATGTTCGAGGCCACCGTGTTCGGCCGGCTGCGCATGAGCGCCGGAGGCAACGACAACCCGACGCTGTCGAACCCGATCATCGCGGCGCCCTATGCCGGCTTCCCGGTTGGCATCGCGCACTCGATGCCCGCGGACGACACCGCCGACCTGACAAACAAGATTTTTGCCCTGCTCGGCAACTTCCGTCTGGGCGTGGCCATCGGTTCGGGCGTCGGCATGATGCTGACCGTCGACCCCTTTACGTTAGCGCACCAAAACCTGACGCGCATCATCAGCGTGGAGCGCTTCGACTTGGTGGCGCACGGGGTGAATAACTCCACGACCGTGCCCGGCCCGATCGTCGGCATCTTCGGCAACAGCTAACGCGCCACGGACGTGCCGCCGGGCGATCC